CAGAAAATGACGACGCCGTACCTTTTTGACTTCATGAATGACAAGCCGAATGCCTCAAATTCTAACGATAAGGCACCAAGGTTAAACGATAATGGGGTAGGTGGTATGAAGACTCCAGTTAAGAAAAAAAAACGCACTGTGGCCAAAATAACGATGAATTCACAATTTAGTGAGGGAAAGGTCTTAATTGACCTTCCTTTGAAAACTGTGAGTGAAGCGAATTGTTTTGAGCCTTGGCAAGTCAAGCATGGAAGGCATAAAGAGCAAAAAAGGATCGTTTCTTTAGCTCTTAAGCCCCTGAAAGACAAAGTTAAATTGCCGTGTAAAATATTTCTTACTAGGTTAGCGCCTCATGAGCTTGATACTTTTGACAATTTGCCCATGAGTATGAAATATATTGTCGATGCCATATGTGAGATAATCACAGGCGAATATAGAGCCGGTAAAGCCGACAGCGATAAGAGAATATCCATTGGTTGCGATCAAATAAAAAGTCAGGCTTATGGCGTTAGAGTTGAAATAACGTTTACCTAGAAAAACGATAATATCGGAGTTTAAATAAAATGTTGAAACCAGTTGGAAAAAGAATTATTGTAAAGCCGGTTGAAATTAAAGCCGGAAGTCTAATAGTCACAAACGCTAAACCTTCGCAATATACTGTCATGGCAATAGGCGATGAAGTGACTAAAGTAATGCCGAACGATATTATATATCTCGAAAAGCATTATGGGGCTGAAATCGAGCATGAAAAAGAGAAGTTTTTAGTGATTGAGGAAGGAAGCATTTTAGCGAAAGTTTAATCCGCCAAAATGCTTTATTTAAGTTTACTTTTTGCTCATTTATGTTAGTTGCTTATTCTTCCACTATGTGAAATGTTAAACCAACTTGTTACAGGTAAATGATGCTTAACTTCTAAACAACTATCAGAATATAATTTTTGCTCAACCTTGCCAGAATGATTTAAATTAATTGTGATAGTTGGCTTAAAAAATGAAATTATAAAACAAAATATCAGGCAATTTATTGCAAATTTTATGATATTAATTATTGAGGCATTCATGTTATTCACCTTATTTTTATTGTTTTTTTTAATCGTTTGTTTTTTTATTAAAAGTATTTTACTCGTCCGTTTTTTTGAATTTTAGCAATTAATTTTAATGGACTTGTTTTAATTTTAATTAATGCATCATGTAATAAATTAAGCTTTATTCTAGTCAAACGATCATCTTTTAGGGGATATTCCCAAATAATGTCGCCTTTTAGTATTTCATAAGTAAAACCAGATGATAAGATCACTTTTTCAAAGTCTTTCATAAAATCATCTATTGCTACTTTCGACATATCTTTCAAAACGCTAGGTTCGATTAGATCAATCATTTTCTATCCTTTTTTGGTTTAAAACTTATCGTTGCCCCCCAAAAAAAGAGAGAGGCAAAGGAAGCATTAAACTACGTGAGATAAAACCTTGCGGTTGCCTCGTCAATAGGTTCGACGCCTATCAGCCAACCATTAAAGTTATATTTCTCGATCGAAAAGCGCCCTGAAATAAAAACTATGTAATAAGAAAATTCTCCTTCCATGAATTGAAGAACAGGTTTTCCTTTTTTAACTTTCTCTATTAACTTGTCGATCTTTGTCATTTCATATCCTTTTGTTTGATATATGCCTATATTGTGCAATATAAGCCAATATAAGTCAACACAAGTTAATCACAACCCTTAATTCATAGACAAAAACCCTCTTCCCCTGTTACCTTGACTAAATGTTTTTTTTTATTTAGTTTGATGATAATAATATTATAGGAGTAGAAATAATGGTTAGGCCCCGTGTATTTGCATATTCAACCGCGAAGATGATTGAGCTTGGACAAGAAATGGTCGAATTTGTTAACGAAAACATAGAAGATATCCTACATTTATCGGAGTGGTATACGATCGAAAAAGGCTATACTTATAATGAGTGGAAAAACTTTATACAAATAGCGGAGTTCCTTCCGTATTACGAGCAAGCACTTAAAATCATAGGTAAGAAATATGTCAATAAAAACAGCAACGTTAGGGACAAAATCTCTGACAGATGGCAAAGGATCTACTTCCCCGACCTCCGCGAGCAAGAAGATAAAGACGCCGACGATAACGAGCTTCGCAAAGCTACCGCCCTTAAAAGCGAAGCTAGAGCTATTGAGCAAGAAAAACAGAAAGTCTTAAAAGAAGTTCAGAGGAACAAGAGGAAGCCCAAATAAATGAAATGTGGCTTTGCTAATGGGGATTGTGTTCTTGATTTCTACAATCGAACTTCCGGTGGCCATAGAGCATGTAAAATTCATTATGAAGGATATGAAAGAATGAAAGATGAAGTTAAATTCTCACTAAGATTGCCCCTATGCATAGCTAAAATGATAGATAAGAATTGTAAAGCTAGTGCAGGTAATATCTCAAGAAACACATGGATATTAGAGGCAATCGACAAAAGTTTAAAGGATATCAAAATGGTTAAAGATAGCGAGAAAAGACAGAAAGGTATTCAATCTATTTTTAAGAAAGAATTTAAGAGAGTTGCTGAAGCGAAAGAGAAGAAGGGATTAAAGCTTACTCCTCTTCAAAAGAAAGTTGTTAAGAGAGCTTCTAAATGACAAGATGCCAACATTGTAATAAGCTTACTCATTGTGAGCATTTAGTTGTTTATTATGCTCCTAACGAGCATGGAAAAGTAAGCGAGCTGACCGATTCTGTTAATTGGTTATTTCCTTTTCAGTATCCTGGAAATGATCCTTATTTACACCACAACGAATACGGTCGGCTAAAGTGTGGAGATATTTACATACACTTTAGAGTTCAACCCCCGGAAAAAACAAAATCTAAGGCACCAAAGAAAATAAAATATAAACCATCAAAAGAAGAATATACTCAAGAGTCTGCAAGAGACGATGCTGCCGATTATGGTCCAGAAGGAAAACCTAAAAAATTAGCAGTAATTAAATTAGGACCTAAAAAAAAGCTGAATTAGCTAAAGCATATTCGCACATGAAAAAACACGGTGGATAAATGTTAGGATTAAGTGAATCAGAAACAAAAGAGCTGAAAGATCAGCAATATCAATACAATCTTAGACAATCTCAGATTTTACAAGAAAATTATCAATGCAATTGTAGGAATATCGGTAAAAACGGAATGGCTTGTGATGATACATTATATTTTTGTGAAAAATGTGAAAAATCAGATGAGTTAAATAACTTTGAAAAAAATGGAGCACAACAAGATGTAAATTCTGATTATGTTAAAATGTGTTGTGGAATTGATGAAAATGAATTAGGCAAAATATGACCATGATCCCTCCTCGCATAAAGAAGCTCCCTAATCTTCACAAGCCTAAAGGCTATGTACAAAAGCCTCAGATGTCATCTAGCAATAGCAATCGTTCGCTCTATATGGGTGGAGCTAAGATGATCTACGACGGGATTAAAGACGTTTTTGAAGGGGAAGCCGAAAATATGAATCCATATTCCAACGAAAACTATCAACAACAAACAGATAAAATGATGGCAAAAATGAAAAACTTCAGGAATCAAAAATTATGAAAAAACTGGCTTTACTTTTGATGTGTCAATCAGCTTTACATGCTTCAGATTTTAGTGATTACAAACATTGTTATACCCAGAATCGGTTTTTTTACGAACACTATTTAGGGACGGATGACCAACTTACGACTCTAGGTCGTTTGCATTTGCTTGGGTTACGCTATCTTATTGATATGAGACTAGAGGATCAAAACGCTATTTATGATGATTCCTGCGAGTTATATGATACTTATTTTGGCGATCAATATCTAACAGATGAATTCCACAGAAAATACGTGCCTCACAATGAGTGATGAATATATCCCAACGCAAGAGCAACTCAACAATACTCTGTGGCGTCTAACCAACCTCTATTACATTGCAGATAAAAACGGCAATGAAGTCCTATTTAATCTCAATTGGGCGCAACTTGAATTATACGAAAGGGAATGGCATCAAATGCTTGTGCTTAAGGCACGGCAAATTGGCGTTACTACCTATTTTTCAATAAAATATTTGGATGATTGCTTTTGGCATAGCAACACAAATGCTGGCATCATAGCGCATCGAAAAGAAGATGCCGAAGATATCTTTAAAAAAAAGGTAAAATACGCTTATGACAGAATGCCCTCATGGACTAGAACCTTTAACTCGGCAACAAACGATAGAAGTGGAGAGCTTGCTTTTGACAATGGAAGCTCTTATCGCGTGTCTACAGGATTTCGCTCAGGAACATATCAGCGATTGCTTGTGTCCGAGTTCGGTAAGATATGCGCAAAATCACCTGATGTCGCTAAAGAGATTGTTACAGGCTCACTCAACACTGTGTCTACAGATCAAATCATTGCTATCGAATCCACAGCAGAGGGACGATCCGGCTATTTTTATGAATACTGTCAAACAGCCCAAGCCATTCAACAATCAGGAAGAGAATTAACTCCAATGGATATGAGATTTTTCTTCTTTCCATGGTTCGATGAACCGGGATATAGATTAAAAAAATTGAAGGATAATTCTATAATAGAGGAATGAAAACATGTCCTCAGTGCAATTTGCATAAACCAAAATTATTGAAATCAAAAGGAATATGCGTTAATTGCAATTCCAATAATTGGTACAAAGAAAATAGATCGAGCGTGTTGATCCGTACTAGGAAGTATGGGTTAGAAAAGACGAGAAAGAAAAGAAAACTTCCTCTTGATCACCCTAGATTGATAGGGGAATTCGGTAAAGGTCATTTGACCAAACATGGATATCGTTATATAAATAAGATAGGACATCCTAATGCTATCAATACAGGAAATGGAAGAGCCAGAATTTATGAACATACTTTTGTCATGTCCCAGCATTTAGGACGACCACTAAAGAAAAATGAATCTGTTCACCATAAGAATGGTATACGGGATGACAATAGGATTGAAAACCTTGAATTATGGCATAAGGGTCAACCAATCGGGCAACGATTACAAGATAAGATAGAATGGGCTAAACAATTTCTCCAAGAGTATGGCTATGATATCAAGAAACAATGACATAGTTATCAGCAAAGAAACAAATGAATATTTAGATCAGATCGAGTTAGAGCGTCAAAGAAAGATTGACGAGGAGCAAAGACGATGGTATGAGATGAAACTTAAAATGCTCGGCGATTCTATGAAGCAAGAATATCCTAGCACGCCTAAAGAAGCTTTTGAAAGCGCTAACGAAGGTCTATATTATGGGTTTCAACTTAGCAAGATTAGGAGCAATGGCAATGTCTGTGCCGTTCCTTATGATGACAGTTTGCTTGTGCATACCGCTTGGGATATTGGCCTGGATGATTTTACGGCTATTTGGTGCTTTACTTTGGGACGTGGAGGACAAGTATCAATAATAAACTATTACGAAAATTGGGACGAGGGAGCAGCGCATTATTGTGATTGGCTTAATAAACAGAAATACAGATTTGGACGTCATATCTTCCCTCATGATGCGAGAAAAAGAGACGCTGGCTCTAAGACACAGTATCTTGACTATGTTACGCCGCTCCTCGACGGCAAGTTTGTCGTACTGGACATCAAGGAGTGCGACAAATTGGAAGGTATCCAAACAGTCAGATCAATGCTATCACGCTGTGTATTCGATGAACAAAAAACGTCGAAGGGCTTTAAACACCTGGAAGCTTACAAAAAGGTTTGGGATGATAGGCTCGGATGTTATAAAAACACACCATTGCATGATGAGCATTCTCACGCGGCCGACAGCTTTAGATATCTCGCTGTAGGACTTAAAGCACTAGAGCGTAAAGATGGAAGAGGTGCTGATGAAGACATTAAAGCAGTGAATAAGTATTACGGTTTATGATCAATGGCTTGGGCAATGCAGTGGTTCCTCAGCAAGCGAAAAAAGCGTTCCAAATCCTAATGGGTTTAATATGAAGAAATGTAAAGTCTGTGGAAAAGATCATAAAGCATCTTATCATCTAGCGAATAAGATATCAGCTAAAGGATATCCAGTTTCTCAAAAAGGCTATAAGACGGCTCACGAGGAAACCAGCAAAAAAGAAAAAGCAAAGTTTCCCCGTAAAGATTACACTAGGCTCAAACATATGGATGAAACAATACCCGATGATGAGCTAATTGGCAAGAATAGCAAGTCCGGAAAGATCACGGTCAGCAAGAAAGTGCCCAAGAAATTGAGAGCTGAAGTTGCTTTTCATGAGAAGGTTGAAAGCAAGAAGTTAAGGAAGAAAAAGAAGAATGAATAAACTAATCGATGATCTTGAATCCATTCCAGAAATGTTTACTTCAGGCTATCGAGGTATCTTACTCATTAAGCGCAATAAAGATGGCGAAGAAGGTAATGCGCAAAGGAAATCACTCAAGCGTATCTCTAAGAATACTGAAGAGTGGAGAGAATGCATCATGGAGTTATACAATATCCAACAGACAAGCCACCAAGGGCATCGCATCTATTCTTCAGTCAATGAAAGAGATGTAACTAAAGCCATACATGAGTTCAAACGCCGACAACTTGAAATGGACTATGGGAATCTCTATGAGTTAAACTCATTCTATTGTGATATCAAAAACCGTTTCTTCAGCTGCTTGATGAATCCTAGTTGCAGAGCGCAAAATAACTTCCTGATAGATTGCGATACCGAGCAAGAATATGAGTACGCCAAATTGCAACTAAGAAACACGAGGCATATGCTCATGGAATATAAAACTAAGAATGGCTATCACATAATAACTCTTCCATTCAATCCGACTGAATTTGGTAATATGCAGATTAAAAAAGATGAACTAATGTTTATAGGATGATTTAATTATGAAAGATGAACAGGGCCTAAGGTTTTTACTCGATGATGATAAAAAGGCCGCAAACTTTATCTATCGATCCCCAAGCCCAGCTACTCTTAAAGCGCAAAAAGCCACACTGGCTGTTAAATTTGCTCAAAATGTATATTTCCTTGATCCTTGGGGAATAATGCTCATAGGAAGAAGCCGATTAGGTCGAATTTTATTTAAGTTAAGACATCCATATGCTTATTCTAAGAGATGGTTATGGAAATTAAAAAATAGAATAAGAAGAATCTTTATCAAAGACCGGCCTATTCAATGTCGTTTAAGAAATGGTAAGAATGAACAGTTATAAGATCGAGTATAGAATTGAAATTTGTGATTTCGGGATTCTAATATTTAACCCGATTCCAGTCGGTGATTTAAAAGCGATTATTAAATTAGGAAAATTATATAAGTGCGATATATTCGATGCTCTTTTATCTAATCACCTTGGAGCCAGTTTTTGTCTTATAAGTAGAAAAAATAGTGCTATGATGCGGAAGAAACTGGGGCTTTCCCAATAATGGGAGAATTAACCGATCTTATCTTCACTTTGTTAGGCAAAATAGGTCGTTGGTTCAATGTAAGAGGTCAAAGAATTTGTTTCATCTTCTGGGCAATATGTCTAGTTTATTGGATAGCAAGAAATTACACTATGGATTTATATGTTCAGACAGGTGGCTGTTTATTTAGCCTTGGCTTACATTTGTATGGCTGGTGGAATTGGAAAGACAAAGGAATCGGAAAATGAAGACATGGTGTGATTATTGCAACCCAAGGCATTTTGTTATTTACGGCTTTTGTCGAAACTGTAAGCGAAGATGCGAATGCCCTCTATTCGACTCTAGAGGCACTATGACTCAAATTGAATATGACGAATATAAACTAAAGTGGTATAGAGAAAAATCCGATTTGATTTCTGATGCAATAATCCGATGTTCAGGTGGTATGGAAACTATGGATGAAGGAAGGAATTTTTATAATGAATAACAAGGATTTTATATGACAGAAGAACAAGTGCCAATAGAAGCACAAACCCAAGTGCACGAAATTACAGGTGATTCAGGAAATTGCCAACTTGAGAAACCACCTAAAATTGCTCGTAAAAGAGATATCTTTCGCTTCAATGGAGAGAAACCTACAGCCATTAACCTGGAGCATGTGACGCATATGGCGCTGGAAGGTAAAAAAATCCATTTCAACTTCTATTCAACTACAATTTATGTTGAATTGGAAAGCGAAACCGTAGCGAATTCACTTTTCGATATTTTATTAAAATGCTGGTCAGGGGATTTATAATCACTATGTTTTTTACTGTTAGAAAAGAAATCGAAGGCATCAAAGAATGGATGGATCGCTTAACTGATCTTTTGCTACGAATAGATACTAGAGTTGAAAATCTTTTAATTCTTGCTCAGAATAAATCTGATGCAACTAAAGTAGCACAAGATATTAATGAAACTTTGAAAGAGACATTTGATCTAGATAACGAGGTCAGTTCTATTAACAGGATTCATGAAAAATTAGATGAATTACGATATGACTGGGGAAGATGTAAACAAGTTTCTTTGGCTGAAAAGACTCTGGAAAAATTTGAAGACTACATGAAGAATATAGATAAGCTCAATGCAATGATTAATGAATTCAAAGGCTGTGTCTTTATTGCCAGGAGCGCTTTGAATGAGCGTAAGCAACTTGATAATCCTGAGAAAAAGAAATCTCCACAGAAGAAGAAACCTGTCATTAAGAAGAAGTAGAAGAAGTTGATTGATCGGGGCCTTTGATTTGTATATTTTTAATTGCAAAATCAAAGGTTTCCATAAAGATATTTCTATAAAGTAAAGCATCTTCCATAGTTTTACATTGAACTAATATACAATTAATTGACGCACTAATTAGAGCTGACATGGCCAAGACGAGGTCATTGTCTTTAAGCACTTCCGAAATATGTCCTTCAATTTTACGCGTCATTTCTGTCACATCTAATAGATCGTCTTGAGATAGAGGTATTTGTTCCATGGATGGATTAGTTCCTTGCCTAAATTAAATTTTATCCTACAGGATCAAGTTAAAAATATCCATGGTGAAAGATGCGCAACAATGACCCTATTTTCTGGCCAGAAGACAGTTTAAATGTCTCTCTTCGTCAGGGCATGGAAAAGAATTATAGCGATAGCATTAATATTCTACAAACACAATGGTATCAAGCCGATCTAAATCAAAGATTCACGATAAATGATCAAGAAGTTTGGGGTTTAATCTTTCCAGGTGTTGCGACTTATAGACGCAAAATCTGGAATTTCAACATCATGAATCCGATATCTGAAGCGATATCAGGACAGCAAAGACAAACACGAAAAAGCTCCGCCGTCATTCCTATTCATAATGGAATGCAAAAGACTGCTGATCAGCTCACAAAGTGCCTCTATCATAATCATAAAGAAGGATTCCATCAGACATTTAGTGATGCATTTCAACTTGGAGCCATCATTCAGGGTTTAGGATTCATGTATATGTATGGTGATAGTACAAAAGATCCTATCAGTCCAAATCCGGTTTGGCGATATGTAGATATGAAGTCGTGCCTCTTTGATCCATATTTTCGCAAAAAAGACATGAGTGACGCAAGATTTTGGTGGGTAAGGACTTTCTTTGATGCTCAAGAAGCCGCTCTTATGTATCCGCAATTTGGCGACGAAATTCTCTCTCTTCCTAAAGGTACTTATCGCGATGACAAATTCTACTACATGCCCGAAGTCTACCAAATCCAATTTCCAAATTTGATAGCTTTTGATGAATACTGGTATTTGACAAGCAGAGAAGCCACATTCCTAGTCGATAAAAAAACAGAAGAATGTCAAGAATTCCAAGGAACCAAAGATCAGCTAAAAGAGATTATGCAGGCTTTCAAAGGAAAGTTAACTACAATTAAAAAGCAGGTTCCTACAGTACGCAGAAGCATTATTTTAAATGATAGAGTCATTGTAGATGAACCTAACCCCTACGGCATGGATCGCTACCCCGTGGTGCCGATGCTCGCTTTCTTCACTGCGGATACTCCATACTACGCATACAAGTTCAATAGCCCGATGACTATGCTCAGAGATTGTCAATATCTTTTGAATCGTTTGAAGGTTTCCAATCTCGAAATCCTCGATGCTCAACAGCAAGGCTTGAAGGTCAAAAAAGGCGCTCTTGTTACTCCAGATGATGCTCTAAATTCAGGCCATGGTCGAGTTCTATCTATTGATCCCGACTTCTCCATGGATGACGTTCAGCCAATGCCGATTGTGCCTCCTTCTCCGGTCATGTTGCAAATGGAAGAGATGCTCAAGGGTATCTTTTTCAATATCGCCGGTATAGATCCTAATGCCATGGGCATGGATATCGATGACAAAGCCGGGATCATTACAATGATGAGACAAGCTGCTACAGCTCGAAACCTTCAGAGGCTTTTTGATCAAGCCGATGAATCGCAAAGAATATGCGCGGAGATAGAAGTAGAATATATCCAAAAGAATTGGACATATGGAAAAGTTCGTCAAGTCATCGGTGAAGAGCCTACAGCTGAATTCGATAGCAAAATCTTCTTTAAATATGGCTGCAAGGTTGTTCAAGCAGCATTAACAGAAACACAACAACAATTAGAATTAGCTCAGTTACTTCACTTCCAGCAATTATATCCTGATTTGACTCCTCCAGATGAAATCCTTGAATGCCTAACGATACAGAATAAAGATCGCATCATGGAAAAAGTCATGGCGCGTCAGAAAGCACAGCAAGAACAGCAACAGAAAATGGAAGAGTTGCAAATGCAGCAAATCCAAATCGATAATATGACTAAGGTTGCCTACGCACATAGTCAGGAAGGTCTTGCTAAAGAGCGTGTTGCTAAGATCCAGACAGACAGTGCGGTTGCTCAAGATAAGTTACGTCGCGCTCATCAAGAAGATACGGCGAGCTTACTCAATGTTGTTAAAGCACTCAAAGAATTGAAAGGTATGGATTTAGATCATCTGCTGACACAAGTTCAAATTCTGAATGAGATAAGTCCTGTTGCAAATCCAGAGAAGGAAGTAGTTGCAAATAATCAAAATGTTGCATGAAAGTTAAATTAAAGATAACTAATTAAAGGAGCTTATTATGGCTAAGAATTATGGTGGTCGTTCTGAAAAAGGTCAGGGGGGTTACAAAAGTCCTGGTGAAAAAGGGACAGCAGGATCAAGAAATGGTGGTATGCCCAACGGGGACATGGCTATGGCCGGTCTTAATCAAGGCGATATGAACCCAAGAATTAAAGATTATCAAAAACCAAGTAAAGACTTTTCTCAAGAAGGCTTTAGCAAGACTTTGGATTACATCGAGCGTCAAGATAAATTCCAAGGCGCAGAAGCTTCAGCTGTTGAGAAACAGGCTTATCATGGGAGATATTCTTAATCATGGCTAAATCATCATCATCATCGTCTTCATCCTCGAAAGATAGGCCAGGTGGTATAGAAATCCAAAGAGGGCCAATTTCTATGGATGAGCAATATTCTATGGCGTTTCCTAGAGAACCCGAAAGAACGCGCGAAGATATGCAAAATCTACAAGATAGACGCTCTGGGATGACTCTGACAAAGCATGAGCCTAAAAGATAATAATATTAACAATGATTTGCTCATTTACCAAGCGTAACTTGAGTTTGGGGTACGCTTAAAACGCGTTGCCCCCTTTACCGCATCATGGCATATTAGCTCAGCAGCAGAGCGCTTTGTTCCACTGTGATTGATATCTAGTTCCGCAAAGAGGTCGATAGTGCTAGTCTATCATATGCCATACAATTTCTATTTGACCGAATTGTTTCCTCTATGTACTTTGTATTATTAACACATACAGAGTGATTTACATATGCCAAAACATAAGCAAACTCTTGAACAAGAAATCAACGAATTCCTGAACTATTGGGATTTGAAACAAATGCAAGATTTCTTTCGTGATATCATTCCCCTCATCGATCTCTATAATATTCCCGAAGAGCAAGAGGATTGGGTTGAAAAAGCTGTAGGTGAAGACAATGTTTCAAATGTACGATTAATCCGTACAGTTTACCTCATATCCCGAATAGCTGAATTTCATGCAGGGAAACTTGTAGGCGTTAAAATGAACTTCAAAAACATATATGAGCGTATGGAGAAAGAAGGGACGGTTATTGTTGATGAGCGGTGAATGTGATAAATGCAGCGAACATGCTGTAGATTGTGAATGCCATGATTTAGTTGATCCAAGGAAAAAGAATATGACAACATTAAACGAATATTTAGAAAAACTTAGGAAAGAATTACCAGACTTTGTAAAAGCCTCCGACCTAGTAGAGCACTTTAACGAGACTAAATAGAAGCATTTGGTTAGGGCATGAATAAACAAAAATGCAGAAGTATGTCAAATAATTTACTTAAAAAAGGGCAGATTATTAGAACTAATCAATGTTTTTTTTATTGGTGTTTAGGGAAAAAAAATCATAAACTTCAGATGCACCATGAAGATTATACAAAACCAGATTGGATCATTTGGCTTTGTGGTTCTTGTCATCACAAATACCATGCAGGTTCTATTTTGGGGCCAAAGGATTTAATTTTTAACTGGAATTGGAAAAAAAACAAAAAATATAATCCTAAATATTATCATTTATATCAATAATACAATTAAAAAATATGGGACTTATGAGTAATAAAAACCTGGAAAAAAAGATTAAATTTCCTGCTTTTGAAAATAGTGAAGATGTGACTTGGCATATTTGGCATGAATTAAATCATCTTGTATCTGAAATAAATAAACTTAATAAAAACCTGAAAAAACTTTCTGAAATTAAAGAAGAGAAATTTAAAATCAAAAGAAGGGAAGGGAAGGGTAATAAGCTCAGTTCTTAGTCTTGAAGATTTCGATGGAATCGCAGGCGAGCACCATCCTTTTAGGGCATCAATAACTTAGTCTTCTTCTGACCGTCAGAACTACCCATGAGCATATCTCCTCGATATAACTCGTTTTCTATCCAATTTCCATCTTGATCTTTAGTAAATCCAAAATATTCAAGCTGGAGATTTTCCCATCGCTTAATCATTTGAACTCTAGCAGGATCGAAAAGATCTGGACTCATGAGAATATTCAACATAGCCGATCTATGAGGCAATTCCCAACAGAAGTAGACATCATCATTCGGGAAAACATGAAATACCATTGTATCTTGCTCAGGATATGGGCGGTATTTTGTAATCTTCCGAATACGAACCAAACCCCTTTTCATCATCAAGTCATATTTTTCATAAATGGCTAGATAAAAAGGTTTACCAACAAAATCAGGATGCGACCTTCCGTGCTGAATCGCTTCATTGATATCTACAACTAGATCTTTCTTTATTTCATGACTTACGTCGCCTATTACTACGCCTCTCTCGCCATTAATTTGCGCGTCTCTATAAATGGCTCCTGCCGTCTTCCGTGTAGGGTCAATATGTGATTGATTTTCCATAATATACTAATCTGTCTCCTCTGGAAGCCAGGTGTCCTTATCTCTAATACGCCTAGTCCAGTGATTTTTTAATTGTTTCTCATGACCTTTCTGAGCACATTCTTTTGAACAAAAAACCGTTCTCTGACGTTTTTTCTCGTTCTCTTTTCTTATTATTTCGTTCTCACAAGTACGACAAATCAAAACTTTCACGTCTCGCTTTTCCGTAATATTTTCCATCTTTTTACGATAAGCGCAATGAAAACAATATTTATTATTATTTATAAAGTCGTCTTCATTTTTATCTACTTTGCAACTATCGCATATCATGTAATCACTTTTTATTGGACTTATAAGATTTTTATTAAACAAAGTCAATAATAGGCGTACATAAGGCGAACTAGCCCTTCGCATTGGCGTATTTGTGGAGTTAGCCAACCACCGAACAAAAAGAGGAATTCAATGACAGAAAGTCAAAACCAGAACAGCGAAATTCAAGAGGTAGCGCCTCCGGTAGAAACACACGTCAGTGAAGTAAAAGAGACTCAGAGCGGTCAAGAGCCGGTGACAAACCAGCATTTGAAAGCAATGCGTCTTAAGAATGACCAACTCGAAAGAGAGCTGAAACAATTGCGAGATGCACAGATGCAGATTATGCAGGCCCAACTTGCTAATCAGCAGCCCGTGCGTCACGAGGTCGATGAATTCGATAAAATTGGTGATGATGAGTTTATTCCTTTTAGTAAGGTGAAAAAGCTGGCTGAGAGAAACTCTCAGAAAGTACTCAAAAATACCGAAGAACTTGTACGTCAAGAAGTCCAAAAAGCTCTCAAGACACAAGAAGATAGTCAATTCCTAGATCGCTTGAATCGTAAATATTCGGATTTCTCCGAGATCGTCACTCCTGAAACTTTATCAATTTTAGAAGAAAAGGAACCAGAGTTGGCGGCTGCGATAGGAGCATCGAAAGATGGTTATCAAATCGGAGTTCAAAGCTACAAGTACATCAAAGCCATGGGGCTTTCTAAAGAAGCAAAAGAAGGTAGAAGAGAAAAGGAAATAGACAAGGCTATCGCAAAGCAAGAGAAGGCGGTTACGTCTCCTATGGCTTACGACAAGCGTCCTATTGCTCAAGCTTTTCAACTAACTGATGCCATGAAGAAAGATCTTTATCGCGAGATGCATGGATATGCTGCAATGGCTAGCTCGGTTCCCGAAATGACCTAATAGGTCTAAGGGAAATAAACAATGACAGTATCAATTGCATCGTTGCCTCCACAGATACAACAGAGGTACAACGGAAAGCTTTTGTCAACTCCTGAGCATAATCTGATTCACCAGCTTTTTGCCACACCAGTTGAGTTGCCAGACAATAATGGCTTTATTGATCGTCAGTCACGTTATGACAGACTAGATCTGTTTGAAGTGCCTCTCGATGATGGCCAAAACAACCCACCACCACAACAGTTAAATAGGGTGGATGTGGATATAAACGGCTGTCCACATATTAGTGATTGGCTGCTTGCAGCTTAATGTGCCGAGTACGTGTCTATGCAACATATATCACGTTGTCAAGACAAGTAACAATCACTAACGAGGATTAACAGTGAGTCCTCGATAAATCTACTCTGATTGACTTGGAAGCCCTAACGTAAAGTCGAGGGTGACAAGGGCGAAGGAGTTAAATTTTTATGAGTGTTAATAGATTTGAGTAAAATATGACATTGTTGACGAATAGAAATAGCATCGAGTGTGGGAGTTTTTCTCACTGCGCCCTTGATCGGTTTGCAGTAAGTTTCTCTCATTCTGATCATGATTTCGCAATGTCTCTTTTTGATTCTAAGATATGGATAAATCTTTGGAAGAAGGGTGTCAAGCGCTTCGCCTGTAAGATTGGCTTCATATACTTTTCGACGATTAAGATGTTTTCTATTTTTAGAAACAACTTTTCCCCAAAAGTGTATTCCAAGGAAATCTTGCAGCCATTGCATGATTCCAATATCGACGGAAGCAAATTTAAGAATGGTTCGATAATTGAAAGGATGAGGACCGGTTTTAGCTTTGACAGTGTCAATGTAAAAACAGCCGTCACCATCAATGTATCCGGCCAAGTAAGCAAAGTTAAGTTCGTCATGCATAGCATTTACTCCAAAACTACATTATACACACGTGAGATATTTAATTCCACGCTGAACGACTTAGCGAGTGGAATCCGAAAGGATATGCGAAAGTCTGATCTTCATGGAGACATGAAGAGGGAAATCCGAAGAGGTTTCCCCGCCTAGTAATAGGTCATTAAAGTAACAGTTTGCCAGTGTTAAACTCTGCTGCGGCTCGCCTTGGACAGTCTCTTCGTGAGACCCAAGATGCTCTGCAAAGAGATAATTTGGAATCTTCTGCTTCTATCATCAACTGTGTTGGCGGAACAAACGGCGACATCCCAACTGAGATGACAATCTCTGATGTGGATGACGTATTTACAGTTCTGCAAAACAATAGCGGTGAATATATCACCAACATCGTGGAAGCGGAATTACGTTTTGGAACATCACCAATCGGCGATGCATATGGTTGTATGTTAACGACTAGGATGATTCCTACGCTCTATAATATGACTGGATTCATTAAGAAATTCCAATATCCGAATATCTCTCAAACTTTGAGCGTAGAGATAGGCGGAGCGAATAACGTTCGTTTCTTTGCTTCTGAGCAAGGGTCTGTCAGTCCAAATGCTTCAATGCTTGGGAATGATATTGCCAACTGCTTCGTGAGTGCTAAAGAGGCTTACAAAGTTGTGTGGCAAGCAGGGGGTAAAGCACGCTTTATCTACCTACCGCCAGGGTACAATAATGATCCATGTATGTTGAGACATACAGCAGGTTGCTCGTTCTATCAAGGACAGTGCATCACTAACGATCTTTGGATTCAAAACCTACGCTCAACAGGAATCTAAGGAGGATAAATAAATGTTACCATTTTCTTTTATTGGGTCTTGGTCTTACACCAACCCAGCAACTCCAGTTGCAGTTAATATCCCTATGACAGCAAAACCTGACTGGTTTTTCGTTAAGGATACTACAAACTGGGGCGCACAAAGCACAGCTGCTAATCCGATTTATGCGGAATGGTTCAGTGCTACCATGGCACAAGGTTCATACCTCGCTTTAGGACAACCAAGCTCTACAGGAGCTGGAGTCACCACATATGCTTCTCAAGGCACATCGGGCGGCTTTACATTCATTGATCAAACTAATCCTCCAACTTTCACAAAAGTTGCGGTTACGACAGTCAATGGAACCACGTTTGTTGTTGCGACGGCAAATACAACAGGAATTAATGTCGGCGACTTTGTTCGTCTTATCAACGTTGTTGGCGCTCAACAAATCAGCGGATCAAACCTCTATCAAGTAACAGCTGTATCAGCTGGCGTAAGCATTACTTTAGGGTTTGCTGCTTCTGCTGCTTCTGCTGGATTAGTTGTTGCAAACGGAACAACCGGGTTCTACCAAAAGGTTTATCCTGGCTTCTTCCTACCTAATACATTGCCTGTTGCTTACATCACGCAAGCAACTCAAGCAGTGGTCTATTTCTTTAGACAAAATCCATACACACCAGGGGAACTTGTAGATTTCCAAATCCCGACACCTTACGGAATGACTCAATTGAGCAACCTGACAGGAAAGTCTGGAAGCGGCCCATTTTCAAGTAATCCATCAGGAGCAGCTAGGGTATTAAGTGTTGTTAATTCCGCAACTGTCTCGTCGATCACTATCGACGTAGACACAACCGGCTTTACAGCATTCCAATTCCCAACGTCGGCAGCTTTTGCCGGTGGAGCTTCTCCAGCTGTGTGTATGCCTGCCGGATCAGGTGTTGTGCCTCTTAACGGAAGTGCAACAATCCCTGCATCGCCTCCAGGAACAAACCTTGCTGACGCATTCGATAACAGATCGCAATACGTCATGAACATCGGTTTATCTGCTGTAGGAGTCGCGAATGCGAACATGCAAGTGTTTGCGTTCAAGGCTGATTTCGTCAATGGAATCACCAACGCTTAATAAAACTGAGGGGAGGGATAGCTCTCCTCTCTTCCAATTAAATAAAGGATTTAGATTCATGGAAGTCAGAGAATTAAATAAAAAAGCACGCAATACAATGCCTCCTGCCGAGCGCGATGAGCTTGTTAAAAAGATGCGTAAAGAAGACGATAAAATCCGAACCGGCATGTTTGAATTTCTAGATGCTCAAGGTGGATGGTTTGAATTTGCCTATAGAAAATATCCAGGCGAACCGATTCAGATGATCAAGTTGATTCACGGTGAGATATGCGATTTGCCCATGGGTATCATCAAGCATCTGAACAACACGAAAAAAAAAGTTCGCCGCTATAGCATGGAATTGCCAGCAGCAGGACAAAGGACTCCTCGTATTTATGAGGTTGTCTCTAGGCTCAGATTCACTCCAACAGATGTGTTATGACAGCGCCCTATAATTCAAATTATGGGCCTCCTTTTGGTGCGGACTTTATTCCTAACCTGCAATACATAACTAATATCACTCAATCCAATCCTGGAGTGGTCACTTTTACGACTGATACAAATTTTACCATTGCGGAGTGGATTAGTTTTCGTATCCCTCCGGCCAATGGGATGATTCAGTTAAATAATCAAAAAGCACAAATAATTTCAATCAACGGAAACATAGTAACAATAGCTATAGACACTAGCAATTTTTATCCCTTTATATCTGTAGAAGACCCTCAAATTCCTTGTGTTGCCGTGCCAGCAGGCTCTGGAATAATACAAGGAACCACGACGGTCACATTAGAAGATGCATTTGATAATAGGCCGGTTTTATGACAGTCACATTTGTCCCCACATATCCTCTATTTCCGACTCTAGCCGATGCGATAACTAAGATTAGAAAACTGACAGGTTCTAGCAATGCTTTTCAGGTAACGGATGCATATATAGTAAAACAAATGCATAGCTTCTATGCCTATGATTTGCCGGCTAAATTCAGATCGTTAAAGCTAAAAGATATTTATACCTTTACAACCAATGTCGGTCAGGATGTCTATCCTTTTAATAGCGAGCTTTACATTACTGTAAATAATCCCTGCTATTGCGCTAAGAGGGAGATAAAACTTTTTCATGATCCTTGGCAATTCTATGGAGTAAATTATAATTGGCAGCAATATACAAACTTTGCTTCTGGAGATGGAACAACGGGGCCGTACAGCGGCTTTACAACAGCCGCACCTTTGATAGCGAGCGTCAATAATGATCCAGGAACTCTGACTAATCGGAACCTTTTTTTTCCTCAAGGAAGAGTTCAAAACGTCCTCATCACAGCAAATGTTATCGGGCCTAATGGTATTGGCCAAACTCAGAATGTCACGGACGATGGACAGGGTAATTTAATTCAGATTTTCCAGACATCGAATAATGGTAATCAAGAATATGGATGGACGTACTATCGGCAGTATGCTTCGTCAACACCAACTATCCCAGGAAATGCAACGATTAATTATCAAACTGGAGAAATTACTGGTCTTGTTTTTGCTGAAGCTATTCCTGATGGAACACCGATTCAGATTCAATATAATCCTAAGCAGTTTTCTATTCCTCTTGCGATCATGTTCTATCAGGACCAGTTCACACTTTCACCAGTGCCAGATGCTGGTTATACCGTAGAATTGACTTGTTATCGTCAGCCTATTCAAGCTCTCATAGCGTCTGACATGGCAGGCAATCCTGAACTATCCGAATGGTGGGAAATTCTATCAGTAGGAGCCTCAAAGAAGATATTCGAGGAAAGGCTGGATTCTGATGGTGTGCTTTTCATTGATAAGATGCTGAAAGAGCGCTACGACATAATCGAAACGCGTACCTATGCGCAAATAGGACAAGAAAGGATCTCAACACTTTATACCGATCAACTCACTTACAACTATGGTTCTAGTGGATCGGGAACATCATTTGGTTCTCTATGAAAAAGAAGCAAAATAGAAGTCAGCCACAGAAGATACCAAATATTAATAAAAAGAAAAAACTTAAATCATTGCCAAACAAGCCTATTCCTCTTGGAGGAGGGCCATTTGTTGGGCGCCATACAACAGGGTAGATTATTTTATGGCTGTCATTAAAGGAAAAGAAAAGAAGTTAAAAAAACCTCTTTCTCCTGCGAAAGCTAAATTGAGCAAAGAGTCGAAAAAGAAATTACGCAGACCACAAGATTGTCAGCCAATAGCAACTGTTTGCGTTAGCTAGGAGTTTAAATGCCAATTCCAACATATACGCCAGGATATCCACCGGATGGTGCGTCTTTAGGGCAAACAAAGATTACGATACGAAACAACCTTGATGGGACTTTCCAAACTCTAGGTATTGATCACATCAATAATAATGGTCAGCCAGGTTCTCAGCCGGCAGGTTATCATACGATTATACATCAAGTTCCTCAAGCAGCTGTCACGACCGTAACGGGATATAATCAGGTTTTTTCAGGTGTTCCTGGGACTTTGACTGTTAATGCCACGACTACACCAGCTATACCATCCAACGGAGATCAACAACTCTATTCTCTTACCGGTGGTGGAGTTCTTTCTCAATTGACTGGGTATAGCGCAGCTAACAACGGCTATTGTTGGGCTGGAGGAATTCTTTTCCAATGGGGGGTAACCACTCCCTCTACAGGAAATATAAACGTAACTTTCCCTGTTGCATTCCCTAATAATATTTTTAATGTTCAAGCTACTCCTTTAAGAGCCCTAGGAACCTTCACAACAAATTTTTCAGTCACTAGCGTAGTGAAAAGCGGCTTTACAATCAATAATGCCAACAGTTCATCAACGTCACTTGCCTACTATTGGTTGGCTATAGGTAATTAAATGACTGGATTTCATCAGGTTTTAATTGGCGGATATCCAAGCGGCGGTCTTACTCAAGATAGGAAACCTGCCCTTTTAGCTAATGAAGCTTTTTCCGATCTTGAAAATGCCTATGTTTTCCGTGAAAGAACTAAGAAAAGAGATGGCGAAGTCCCCATGGGGCGCTTGTCTAGAATTTTTTCATCTATTTCAATTGGAGACAGTTCAGCTTCTCCTTGGACTTTCAATCTTTATACCGCTCTTTCCATAACTCCTGAAGCTAACGCAGAGATTGCTCCAGGAAGCGTTACTATCACGATTGCGACTCTATCCACTCCTTTCATCGATCAAGGCAATGGAACGCTTACAAATGCGACTGCTGGCAATTCAGGAATTATTAACTACATGACTGGTTCCGTGACTTTAACCACGACGGTAGGTGCTGGACATGCAACTACAGTGTCTCTGACTTATTATCCGGCTTTACCTGTCATGGGAATCTTGAAGAGGGATGTCGCAACTTTTGGTATTGATGCTACCGTTTTTTTCGATACTAAATATGCCTATCAATATATCAACGGGTTTCAAGAATTAGCTCCTGGAACTACATGGACTGGAACAAACACTGACTTCTTTTGGGCTGCAAATTATCAAGGGGCTACTCCCGATTTAAGGTATTTTTTTGTCACGAACAATAATATCGACATAGCTTTAACAACCTACGATCCAATAAGATATTATAATAATTCTACCTGGACAAATCTTCAACCGCTTCTTACGGCCACTATTACTCTTTGGCAAGCTTTAATTTTAATACCTTATTATGGCCGTCTTTTAGCTCTAAATACATGGGAGGGCGCCACAGCCTCTACTTACACAGGCGCAACTAATTTCTTTGCTAGGTGCCGTTTCAGTCAAATAGGAGATCCTACAGATCAGACTAATGGTTGGCGCTCAGATGTTTTTGGAAGAGGCGGTTTCATTGACGCTCCAACAAATGAAGCTATAGTAAGCGCAGCTTTCTTTAGAAATATTTTAATCGTCTTCTTTGAATACTCCACATGGCAACTTAGATATATCGGTGAATATGGAATACCTTTCATCTGGGAGCGTATTTCTTCCGATTTTGGAGCTGTTAGTCCTTATAGCCCTATTGTTTTTGATCAAGGCGTCATGGCGGTAAGCGATAGGGGAATCATTCAGGCGGCAGCAAATGGGGTTACCAGACTAGATGAACAAATTCCCGAACAAGTCTTTAGCTTTGAGATTCAAAATAGCGCTCCTAATTTTGTTCACGGTGTCAGAGATTTTGAGAAAGAGCTCGTCTATTGGAATTATTTAGATACTTCTAACGCCTCAACAACTCAGACATATCCCAATACAGTTCTCCTATTCAACTATCGAAACAACACGTGGGCAAAATTCAGAGACACTATCACTTGCTTTGGAACCTCACAATTCCAATTCGGGATTACTTGGGACAGTTTAACAACTCTCTGGGAAAGCAACGTCACTTGGGATAACGTCGATGATCAGCAATATGTTGACTATGTGACTGCCGGAACTCAGCAAGGCTTCATCAACATCTATCAGAACCCAGATGCTGAAACCCCCTTTGGATCTCCAACGCTTTATGCCAATACCATGGCGATTACCGCTGTTAACTTTGCTACAGATCCTAATCAAATCACCATCCCAAAACATAATTTAGCAAATAGTGAAATTATTTATATTGAGGGAGCAATCTGGCTTGGCACTGATCCCGGTTTAAATAATATGATTTACAATGTCACCGTTGTCGATGCAAACACGATTACTTTAGCAACATGGGACTTTCTCTCTCAAAGCTATGATGCTGTTGATATCACTTCTACGGCGGTTTATTTAGGCGGTGGACGTATAACCCTCCTTCCGAAGATGAACATACAGGGCAAGGACTTTAATCCATTCCAGGGGGCAGGAAAGCAGTTTAAAATATCCTTCATCGACTTCCAGATGGACGCAAATCTGCTTTCACCTGCTATTGCAGCTACAACGATACAGCTCTTTGTAAACTCTTATTTAGGAGAGCAAGCAAATCTAATTAACACAAATCAAGAGCTTATCAATTCATCCCAAGCCTGTGGTTTTATCACAAACGCAACTAAATCGAACCCTTGTCAAATCACGAGTCCCGATCATAGCCTTATCCCTGGAACGCTGATTTATATTGCCAATGTTCAGGGCATGACTCAATTGAATGCAGCGATTTACTCAATCACCGTTGTAGATGCAAATAATTTTACTTTGGACGGTATAGATTCAACTGGTTTTACAACCTATGTCAAAGGTGGCATCTGGAACACCTCTTCAGTCAATGGCCAAACTTATATCCCAGGCTCGGAATATGCATGGTATCGGTTCTATAGCACTCAATTTGGGCAATATCTTCGCATTGGCTTGACTTATGATGATAATCTTATGAATCAATTAGCTACTCACCAAAGCCCTATGGAGTTGAACGCTATGAACATTTGGTTCCGCGAAGGCGGCCGTTTAATCAATTAATGCACATATATAAACATATTTGAACACTATTATAAACACATGAGAAACAGAGATAAAACCATGACTTATGAACAAATCCACAGTGTCTTAAGAAGAAGAGAAAGTATATATATGTATTATCTTATTAGAAGGCTGTGGAAAACATCATGACTTCCTCAAGCAATAATCCCCTAAATACAAATCAACTCCCTGTATCGCTAGATGTAAATCCTGAAGATGAAGGCTTTGAAAATATTTTATTACTCTATCTTCGTAGAGTAGCTAATGCCGTAAATACTAAAGAAAGTGGTCTTTTCCTTTTGCAAGAGAATGCCAACTTCGAGCAATGGTTTCAAAATGGAAACCCCCAACAAAATAGAAACGCTTATAGAATCACTGCCGATTTAGTCATGCTCAATGGGGGAAATATCCCAGCCGGAACAACTAATATAGCTCTCTCAACCTCAACACAACCCATGAAAATTATGGGCTATCTATATCCAGTTCAAGGATTTGGTGGAGCAGTTGATACCAGTGGCCTTTCTTATTTCTTAAATGATCCTGACATTTACGTCAGATATAATAACTCGACAAATACAATTATTATTCAAAACAATTCGGGTAACGCTCTGACCTGGTGCGTATGGGTTATGGAGTACTTAAAAAATTAATTAGGTGTATCATGCCAAGTTTCAGCGATTGGCTCTTCGGGGGCAATGATAAGATAACAAAACTACCAACGGGCAACAAGCAGCAGCAGGGTTTGCATAATAATATCCTACAGCAAGCCATGGGAATGGCGGGATCTGGTGGAGGTTACGATCTTGCACAGCAATATTTTAATAGCCTTCTTGGCCCCAATCAGCAACAAGCTTTCGATCAGTTCTCGCAGCCATATATGCAGCAGTTCAATGAGCAAACTCTGCCGCAGATAGCGGAAAGATTTGCCGGTGGAGGAGCTTTATCTTCAAGTGGTTTTGGTCAAGCTTTAGGGGGAGCAGCCTCCGGACTTCAAGCACAATTAGCTCAGATTTTTTCTCAACTTCAGGGTCAGGCTGCCGGTCAGCAATATAATCAGTATAATCAATTATCTCAGACGGGTTTGAACTATCAGCCTTTTGCCTATAACAAGCAGCAAGGTTCAGCGGGCTTATTAGCTCCTCTTTTAGGAGGAATTGGGACGGCTATGGGAGGCCCAATAGGTACAGCAATAGGCAGTGGCATTGGGGGAGGAATTTCAAATCTGTTTAAAGGGTTTGGCGGGGGCGGAGGAATAAGCTAATGGTTCAAATGTTTGAAACGAGTAATCCGCACGGTAGACTTGCTGAACAATTAGGATTGAATTTAGGACAAGGGATTGGTAATGGTTTAAATACCTTCTTTGCTAATAGAAGCCTTGATAGCGTCATGCAGGATAAA